GCGGAGATGCAAATCCATATTTTGCAAAGATAGTTTCTGGACCAAGTGCAACTTCTCCACCACTCGCACCATAAAGAATTTGTTCAAGCGCAGTTAACTTACCTTGTTTAGTTCCTTTAGCAAGGTTGCCTAAAATCTGTCCGCCAAGAATATTTGCTTGGTCAGAATTCATACCCATTGAACCAAAGACGCTTTGTGCTACAGACCTAGCACCAACTTCCATGTAAGCTGTACCGACTTTACTGAAGATTTGGCCAAACGCAGGACCGTATTGCTTACCAAATATTGATGTGCCTAATTTAGTGAGTGCTGGTGTAACACCTAACATCTTGTTGAGTTGTTCACCTCTGTACATTTGTCCAGATGCTGTTCGTTGACTTACGTTTTTATATCCACCTGGATACAATGCACTCATCAATGTGCCAGAAATAGTTTTAGTTAACTGTCTCTGTAGACTATCTGTAAATTGTTTATTTGCTCTGGCTAATACATCTTCAGGTCTAGTGAATTTACCCTTAGACATTGTAATTCGATTACTCTTAAGTTCTTTAGCAGTAATGCGAGTATTTTCGGATGTTTGGCGTAAAAGTTTAACAACTTCTTTTTTACTTTCTTCTGCTTTACGCTCAGTTAAAAACTTGTCTGCTACAGCTTTATTTCTTGCGTTTACAACTGCATTTGAAGTTGTGGATTCGGCACCCATTTCAATCAATGGTGTGACAGAAGATGATGTTGGAACAACTTCAGCTTTGACTTTTTCTGATGCTACTTCTACTGCTTGTTTTGCAACAGGATTAGTTGATGCGACTTCAAGTGCAAGTTTTTTCGCTTCTGCTTCTGTTCTTCCCTCAGACAATGCTTTATAATATGTTGTAACTGCATTGTCTGTTAATTTTTTATTTACTTGTGCGGCATATCCAGGAACATTAAATTTAGAATTACCTCTTCCTGATTTAGGCCCTGGTGATTTTTTAGGATCAGCAGACTCTCCAGAATCTGCAGGGCCTGGCTTTGGTATTTCAGCTTCACGATCTACTTTAGTTAATTGTGCTTTTTTCCCTAGTTGTATAAAGTCTCTAGGATTTTTTGACACACCATTTAAACGAATCTCAAAGTGTAAATGTGGACCAGAAGAAAACCCAGATGACCCAACATATCCAATTACAGTTCCCGCTGTCACTTTCGTTCCAGGCATAGAATTTGACATTAATAAATGTGCATAGAATGTTGTGTATCCATTTCCATGATCCATCATTACAAAATTGCCTGATCTAGCATCACTACTATTTACAGTAATCATACCATCTGCGGCCGCAACAACAGGTGCGCCTTGATATAAAGCTAAGTCAACTCCTTTGTGTGTATAACTCGTTTTGTATTTTGGTGGCCCTCTTTTTTCTTCATGCTCACTAGTTACAGTATATGAATTTCTTAACGGAACTCTCCACTTCACACCTGTAGTTTTGTTTGTACCAGTAGTAGTGGGTGTACCAACAGGTGAAGGGCTTGTTCCTTGTGCAGATGAAGAACTTGAAGGTGCTGAAGGACTTGTTCCCCCTACAGGTATTCCCATTGCTACACGGGCTCTATCAATCATCGATAGATTGCGTCCACGACCCTCATTACTATAATTTTCATTTTTAGTGGCCTCAGACATATCTGCATTAGATTTTTTAGCATCAGTCTTTTTAGCACTACTCTTTGCAGGACTTTTTGGCTCTTCAGCATCGTCACCTTCATCTCCATCAAATGCACCAGCCATATCAGCAACATCATATGCTAAGGCCGCACTGCCAAGAAGAAGACCAATACCAGGAATTAAAAATAACGCACGTTTCAAAGCAAACGAAAGAACTTTAGTCAACATCTTTCTCAAGAAAGGCATTGCGGCTGTAAATGCCGCTACAATAATAGTTCTTAGTTTAGATAATCCCTTTACTAAACCGTCAAATAACATTTTACCTACAGCGCCTGCGGCACCACCAAGAAATGATTCTAAGAAGTTTTGCTTTGGTGGTTCAGCCGCCGAATTCGCACCTGTCCCGTTGCCGCCCATTCCTGAATTCTTAATTGCATCAATGAGTGCTTGATTTTGTTGTGCTTGTTCTCTAGCTTTTTCTTCTTCAAACATCATCTTATACTGTTCGGCTTGTGCAGATGCTTTAGCGACACTTGCGGCCATTGCAGTATTAGAATTAATTTGTGCTAACTGCTGAACCATTTGTGCAAATGGATTTCCAGTAGCTGAGGGTTTTGTTGGTGTTTGAGCAGGCGCTTGTTGTGCTTGCCTCATGCTATTTGCGTCTTTTCTTAGACTAGAGAATGCACCGTACCCGGCAACAAGGCCCGGCATCTCTGAAAGCATTGCGCCTTTGAGACCATATCCAAAACCTTTGACAATACCTCCAGCAGTTTGCTTGAGTGCGCCTCCTAGTGCGGCGCCGTAGCCCACTTTTGAAGGCGTTGCGGCCGTCGGTTGTATTGCTGACAACTTCATAATTATCCTCTGTCAAATACAGAGTCTGGGTCCGCTTCAGCAAATCTTGCCGCTTTGCCACCCATTGGTTTTGACATTCCCATTGAGTTGCTTCCCATACCCATACTTGATGGTGCGCTATTAAATGATGATGGGGATGACATTCCCATTGACCCATGGGAGCCATATGTTGTTGTGACACTTTGTCCTATAGGTTGCATTCCGCCATTGTTTGCGCCTGCTAGTTTTTCTTGTGTACGACCAAATGCGGCAACACCAATAATAGCACCCATAGAGAGGTGAAATAAACCTGCGCCTTGCAGAGTGATTGGTTGCCATGCAGTCACAGGTTGTTTCAATGATGCTTGTAGTATAGACCATAATACAGGAAAAATAATGAAGTCTGTCACACAGGTTAGCATATAAATCCAACCCATCATTGGACGCCACTTGGCGTTCATCCAATCTTCTTTTTTCTTTTCGCTATCACTTAACTTAGCATATTCTTTTTGTGTAGTCATCGATTTTAACCTCTTCTGTGCATTTGATTTTGTTGTTGTATTCTGTCATTTTCTTCTTCTATATGCTGACTTAATAACATTATGTAAATATCACGCTCAAAAGGGATCATATCTTCTAAATCACCTAAATTGTATTTATGATGTTGCATCAAGGCAAAATTGGTCTTGTAATAGTTTAGTAAACTATCATGCCCCATCACAATGCGAAAAAATTGGACATTCCCTCCAAAGTAACTTCGTCATCGCAACCACACTTTGAACATTTCCAATTGATGGTGTGTTTAAGTTTAGGCATTGTTTCAAAGAACTTCATTACTTTGGTGAATTGTTCTTGAGAAAGATTGTCGATAAATTCTGACAATTCTTTATCTGTAGAATCTTCTTTTTTATACACTTCTTCTTTGTCGTAAATGTAGTCGATGCTTGCAATCAACAGCTTAGATGCTACATCTAGCTGGCTAAGATTTTCTACATCCATATCAGCAAAATCTGCTGTTGGATATTTCAGTTTAATACCTAATCCAGTATTTTCATCAATAGTGATTTTATCAGTATGTTCAATTGTTTTTTGAACTTCAACTTCCATAATGTTAAATTTGAATTGAGTTGCATGATCGCACTCTTCATCTTTAGAATTAAATCCAGTAGGATGACGTAATTGTAAATCTACTACTTCACCGATTGATTTGCCTCTCAATCTCATAAAGAAATATTCCAAATCAAATGTTGGCAACTTATCAACATCAATATTGTCGCCGACAACGCAATTTCTAATGATTTGTTTTACTGCTGTCATAATTGATTTTGGTTCTCCACTCTCTAATGCAAGCAAAAGAATTTTTTGTTCTTTTACTAAGAATGGGCGATATTGAACCGATTGACCAGATGATGATAAAGTCAATTCAAAGATAGGTGTGTTAATTTTTGGCAAAGCCATGATATACCTCCAAAGGTGTTAATGATTAAAAATGTGATTGTTTAAAAAAGTATAGAATAGCTATATTTTACATATGTGTAATGACGATAAAACAAAGTAACTCCAAAACGCTGATATGAATTTACTTCTTCCCATGTTGCATTCATAGCTGATAATGCAGTCGGGTAAATGTCATGCATTGTATACGCAATAATAATTCGGCCAGCTTCATCTAATTGTTGAACTTCTAATGAAATTCCTCTAGCATAGTGTTGAAAATATGAAACTAATCCTCCAGTGCTGGCACCAGATTCCATACCTGCTGGACCTATAATTGAATCCATCCAAGATTCGAAAAACAAACGTTCTTTCATATCTGCTGAACATATAATAGAAAGTTGAATGTCATTGTAAGTAACATCATACGGAAGTTTCAATGTTGGCCCACCACCTCCAGTGTCTTCTGACGTTGCAAGTGTGCGGCCAGGAAATTCAGCTTTCTCACATCGAAATGAAAATTCATCAATGTTTGTTACCTCGTTTCTGGCTAAATAATCCGCAAGTTGATTGTTTATGTCACTAGATGATTTATCCCATCCACGCAATACTGCTTTAAATAAGTTGGGGCGAACTGGTTTACCAATAGCAGTCTTAAAGCCTGAAATACTGAACGTTGAATTAGTATTTGCCATATTATGTTCTTCCTATTTGTTTGCGTGACTCTTCCCAAACACGACCCGTGTCTGCTTTTCTGAAAGACTCTGTTGGTAGAAAGATAGCAATGTCCCACTCATTTACTTGTATTTCTAAGAATTGAGAACGCACATGACTTCTTAAATATTTCTTTAGCATCGGTTTAAAGTATCTGTACTTGGATGCAGATTGCAGAATAGAGTATGAAATTTTGACTTTTGTTGTGTCATCATATTTTTTATTTGTCAACGTAGAATACAATGCATTCATTAATTTAGCACGTAGAACTGGTGGCAAGTAATGAAAGTTGATCCCTAAGAATCCGTCAGAGTCCATTCTCACAGGAAAGATTAACGGAAATGTATCGTAGTATGGCAAATCATTTTTTGTTTTTGGATCATACTTGAATGCGTACATGTATCCAAATTCCATTGACGAAACTTTTCTCGCTTCATCGGTTCTTTTCTCAAAGACTCCTGGACTTATGTTTGACATTAATTTGCCTGCGGCTGACCTGTACCAATCCCTTGCCGCAACTGTTCTTGCAGGAATAATGCCTTGTCTAGCGCCTTGAATGAGTATGTTATCAAATATCATCTTCTATTTATCTCAAATCTTTATCGGTTATGATTTTAAATTCCCAATTTCTTTCAATTGAGTACTTTGTTGCCGCTTCCCACTTTGCTTGATTGACACCCCATGTCATTACTTCATTGATGAATCGTCTAGTTGGTTTACCATTGGGTGTATTTTTTCGAACTGGAGGACGTGTTTGTATGTCCGGCTTGACTTCAATTAGCACAGATTTTATCTCTCCGTTTTTGTCTTTGTACTTCATCCAGAAATCAACAAAATATCTATGGTATCTATTGTCAACAGGTGACACATACGGCACGACAACTTCTTCAGAAGACCATTCGAGTATAGATGAAGTCTCATCACAATACACCATGAATCTACGTTCCAACAAACTACGATATGTAATATTAGTTGGGTTACCTTTGTACTTTTGATAGTTTTTAGGTTTAAATTTACCTTTGTATGACATAAATAGAATAATGATTAATAGAAGGAAAGATAAATGGCAACAACAAGAACGCCCTTTACAATAATACGTGATGAATTTAATTATCCTGCTAAAGACACCGAACTAATATTTGGTAGTGACTACGCACACTCAGAATATGTTATTCCTATGGCCAGATTTAAATTCTTTGACGCAACAGGTGCAGAATCATCTGCACCAACTATTTATATACGACTTGGTGGCACATTCAATACACAATTAAGTAATGGATATCAAGAAACATCAGGCATATTTGGAGGTGTTACGCCAGGCGGACTTGGTGAAGGTGGGCTAGCAGGATTTACAGAAATATTAGGTAAAGTTAAAGGTAGTGCTTTAGAAGCAATACAAAAAGGCTTAGCAAATGCTCTTGGTGCTGGCGTTGGATATATTGCTAGTGCTGGTCAATCGGGAAAACCTCAAATAGAATTTTTGACTAGAAAATTATTTAACAGTTTTCAACAATTGATTTATCAAGGACCTAGATTTAGAGCATTTCAATTACCATTTAATATGAAACCAACAAGCTATGAAGAAGCAAAAATAATGCGTGACATTATTCACACGTTTCGTGTAGCATCATCTCCGAGATCAAATTATGATGATACGTTGAAAAGTGATGAAGAGGCAATATTGGAAGGCTCTGCTGGTTCAGCAGATGAAGCTGAAAGAATTGCAAAAGAATTAGAAGCATTGTCAGAGGAAGAAAGAAGAATAAGACTGACTGAGATGGCATTAGATTCATTCAATAATGATACTGGATCTGAGATTGAAAGAGAATCTAATGCACCTTTAACATTTGGATATCCAGACATGGTTCAGTTGGAATTTATATTGTACAAAAAAGGCGCTGGCGGTATTAGCATTGGTGATGACACATATACCGACAC